CCCTTCTGCGGGGTTGGGCCAAAAAGCTACCCCCCCAGCCCCGCCAGCCCCACCAATCCCAGCGGTCACAATAACAGCCGCCACATTAACTGTTCCTGATTTGTAGCGGATAATCGCAGTTCCGCCTCCGCCACCCGTCCCCCCTGCACCTCCGCCACCTCCATACGCCGCGTCATCTGGCGAATCAGCAGGTCCAGCATCACCGCCTTGCCCTGCGTCTGATCCCGTCACGTCTATTGAGTTAGCATCAATGTTTGCCGTCCCCGCTATTTGAAGGTAAACACATCCCCCGGAAAGACCGCGAAGGCCCCCGGAACCGCCGCCGCCGACGGAAATTCCACCACCAACTTCTCCGCCAAGCCCCGTTGCGCCTCCGGCTCCAAATCCTGAAACCTCTGGTATGATATATCCAGGGCCACCACCTGCTGTTGAAGAACCACCGTCCCCGCTTGTCCCCCAATCGTAGTCGTTCGTTGTGTTCCCTCCGTCTGTGTAACCCGCACCACCACCACCATGCCCTGTCGGATAGGGGCCGGAACCCCATTCAACGTCTGTTCCGTAAAGTGTTCCGTATCCGCCCGATTCTCCGCCCGCTCCACCCGCTCCACCCCATCGAGTGTATTCAATCGAACTGACCGCACATCCCGCCGGAATAGAGGGAGCAGAATAAATAAAGTCTCCGTAGAACTCAGAATAAACGCCCGCATTTTCCCTGCAAAGAATGACCCCGCCTGTGTTGATCGTGCAATTACCAGCACATCCAATAATGGTGGGAAGGTGTCCGTCATTAACCCCAAGCCCAAGCGTTAAGGCCCCGACGATTTCCAAAGCCCCGCCGTTGATGATGGAAATTGAGGAATAATCTTTTATTGATCCGGCGGGTATCTGGACATTCGTCCCGTCAATCGATAAAGCTCCGTCAGCCCCAGAAGGCCAACTGGCTGAGGATTGCCAAAACGCAAACGGGAAGTTTGGTGTCATCTTGGATAACCTGATATGAAGGCACCGTAGACGGTTCCGTCAAATTCTTGGAATGTGTAAATACTAACCGCACTGGCTGTTGGACTTGATCCGGAAACGCCTGATGTCCATTTAACAGTAGAGGGCCAGGTCATCTTGTACGTTGATGGATTAATAACACGCACGTTAAGAGTCTTGCTGTTTGTGCCTATCGGAACATTGGTAAAGGTGTAGGTACTAGAGGCCGTTAGCGTGATTGTCTTGGCATCTCCGTCTTGCCAGTTGAAAACTGTTGTCGTTACAGAGGAAAGAACTGTCTGGTAAGACGTTGCCGTCATCGTGCTTTTCTGGAAAGTTCCGGTTGCGGCTGTGTAGGTTGAAAGCCCGAGATAAGAAACGGAGGCTGAAGAATATGAAATCCCACCTGTCCCTGCGACCAAATACCCGCTTGAATCTGTTCCTATAACTGAGTTGTTCGCCAGAGAAGGAATTAAGAATCCGGTCGAATCCACGCCCCACACTTGCGTTCCTGTAGGGGTTAAATATGTGTAGGTCGAATAGCTTAATGATGCGGGGGAATAAATTAACGATGCTCCGTCGGCGGGGATATAAGGCGCACCACCTGAGGTTGTCATCCTTGGAACTGTCGTTATGATAGTTTGATAAGAACCGTTACCCTTTGCCCAAACCCCCTGCTCTATGTTCTGCGGTCCAAAGCCTCCGTTTTTAGGGAGAGTTCCTAGAAATATTTCATACTGAGAGTTCGCATCGTTGACTAAAAGCTTATCCTTCACCGTCACAGACCCGCCCGTCCCGCCTGAATAATTTGGGTTTAAAACGATGGGAGAATTGTTGGCGTTTAAATACGTTCCTGTTAAACCTGAAATATTAACGCTTGTCTCTCCAGTTATAGAGGCGTTCTGGTTGGCGTATATGCTGGCGTTTGTCTCGCTGAGACCAATGGAACTTCCCTCGTCAGTCGAGATACCAAAAGACTTTCCAGCCCCGACAAATCCAGAGATCCCCGCTGTGTTGACGTTAAAAGTTACTCCGTCGGATGAAACCGTCATCCCGTATGGATAGGTCGGCGTGGTGGTGGTTCTATAAACCTGGGAAGTGTCTGTTGTTCCGGTTTGGTTTAGCTGATTGATTGTTCCAGAAGTTTTAGAGGAGATATAAACAAGGTTGCTGGTGACGTTAGCCGCACCACTGTACATGGCAATGTCCGTACCACCATTGTAGGTCTGAATAACACCGCCGTAGATATTGAACGTGCATGTTCCAAGACCTGATCCGTTCCCATATCCTACCCGTGTCCCTGCGTCCCTAACTTCAATGACCGTATTCCAACTGTTGACGATTCCGACTCCGTAGCAGTTGACCCCGCTTGCGTTGATCGACCCATCTTTGGAAATAAACTTGGAGTCGTAAATATTTATCGTTGCGGTTGAATTGGTATTTGTAAACACCATCCCGTCAAATGTCGTGCCAAACTCAGAGTCAATAATGTCGATGTTGTCGTAGTTGTAATTGATCGCAATCGCATCTTGGTCTCCGTAAATATTTACGCTATCAATGATGAGGCTCGTACCCGTAACGTCTGTTAATCCCCCAAGTCCGGCACCACTTCCGCTTGATGCGAAATCGGCCAGGGAACAAAAGCTTGAGGTCTGTACTCCATATCCAGGCCCAGCGAATTTTAAAAAGGTCTGGTTTCTTCCGGCTCCAATCAAAGCGCATCTAGTCGATGTGTAAAGGGTTAAATAATTCTCTCCCATGTCAAATGTTCCAGGGCCAAGTCGGATCTCCATCTTATCCGTCCAGGATGAGAAGGAACGGGACAAGGCCGCTCCATTGGCTCCGTCTGTTGTGTTGGTCGGAGAATAAACGTCGTAGGTTCCAGAGGAATGGATGACCTGAACCGATCCCATCTTTATTGTGGTGGGAGTTAAATTAGGACTGACGCTGCCAGAACCACCTTGTTGAACCCAGCTGTTAGCGGATTCGCAGACATACCACTGCTGTCCGGTTGTGGCTGAAGTATTAACGAATATGTTCCCAGCTGAACAAGTTGCCGGGAGAGATGATCCATGCGGTGCGTTGGTTGGATTCTTAAGTATTGCCCCACCGTAAGAGGAAGCGCTGATTAATGATAAGGATAAGGATAGAAGTAGCTTTTTCATTCATTATGAGTGAACGCAAAAGCCTCCGTCCACACCCCCGTAGATAAGTATTGTACAGACAAAGTGTCCCCAGATTTAACAATTCTCCAGGCCCCTTCTTTTGATGGGTCGCCAATGTTGAGGTCATTAAATTGGGGAGAGAAACCGCCGAAGGTGTATCTATTTCCGAGTTCTGAAAATACCGTATCTTTAAGATGGGAGATTTTCTTCTTTATCTCTTCCATCATTATCTGGAGTTCTTTCTTCGTTTCTTTTTTCGCCTCTGCCACTTCGTGTTCCAGCTTGTTCTCTGTCTGGGACATGAGTTTTTCGTAGTTCTTTTCTTTTAGTTGTTTACGGACATGGAATGAAACTGCGTCCTCAATCATTCTGTCGATTGGCAGTGATTTTATACGCTTGTCTATTTCTTCTTCGAGAAGAGATCGGAGTTCTTTGGAGTAGAGGATCTTATCTTCCGCATCCAATTCAACTTCATCTAATATGTCGTATTTTAAAGAATCGAAGATGTCCTGTTTCATTTCCCGACCTCTGGGATAACGTATCCTGCTTCCTGAGCCATCTTCCTAGCCTTATCTCTATTCCCCTTTGCTTTCTTCAAGAACTCTTTCGCTTTTTCCAAGGTAAGAGTTAGGGCTGCTGCGGGTATGACGGGGTTGGATAGGAGAGGAGCGGCTGCCCTGGATGCAATTCCGGCTCCGGTTGCAGCTACTCCCGCCGCCGCCGGAGACATTAAAGCACCAGCCGTACGAGCAACAACTTTTGGTATTCCACCGGATTCAGCCATTCCCTGTAGTCCCGTTATAATGGCAGTCTTGAAGGCTGAAGCTCCCCCATATTTATTTTGAGGTAGAAGATTCCTGAGCGATTCTGCGTGGACAGCCCGTTTATAGGCCGCATCTCCTTTCTCAAATGCAACTTTCGCAACCTTATCCAAAGTTCCACGAACCTCTTCAAAGTACGGACCCGATACAGATCTCTTAACGGAGTCGAGCATTTTCCTCGCTTCCAAGGCTTCCGCTGGCGTTAGCTTTCCTTCCTTAGCTATTTTAAATGCTTCATCAACAAAAACCTTCTTATCTGGAATCTCTTTCAATGATTGGCGAAATCCACCACCCACTGATTCCTTGGCTGTTTCGTATAATGATTGAACTGCTTTTTTCCCTGGCGCTAATATAAGACTCTTGTCTTTGTACGCAGCCTCAAGTGAACCAGGAGCCGCTCCAGCAATAGACTCTATTTGAGTTCCTGCGCCCTTTATAAATGGCTTGATTGCTTTTAAAGCCGAACCTCCGGCCTTCACTACACCCATCCCCAGCGCTTGATCAGCAGCACCTTGAATTCCCTGGATGCCAATCTTCTTCGCCGCTTCCATTGATGTCTTGGGGGCTTCCATACCCAGACCCCTGGCGGCTAACTGTCTGATAGATTCTCCGCCCGCTGCACCAAGACCAGCCAGAGGAATAGAGGCAATCCCAGAACCAAGCGTTCCGCCTGCCACAGCTCCAGCTATCGGAAGAGTCGGTGATTTAACAACAGCCTCAGAAAACTTTCTCAGTCCGCTTTTTTCTGGTTCTAAAAGTCCATGTTTTTGTTTAAACCGATTCAACAAATCAGGCGAGTTGTTGAGAAGCTCCGCTTCTTCATCGGTCAGTGATTTTAATGCCTGAATGGCTGTTTCTTTGCTCATAATCCAAGTTTATCTGCCAACGATTTCTTTTTTCCCGTAAAAATAGGAATAGATCGTGGTCCCGTTCTTTCTATTTTCTTAAGACCAGAAAAAGATTCAAGCGTTTGAACGTTGTTCCTTCCGCCCTGATCCTCGTATGTTTGTTTAACTTCAGGATCAAATCCTGCGTCTATGTTTCTCGCCAGTTCTTTAAGTCTTTCGATGTACTGGCGAATACCGGTTCGCAGGGCCTCTTCCGTACCCCATCCGCCCTGTCCATATTCGTCTTTTAATCTTTTGAGTTCGTTGTCAACAACAGCAGCTCCGCTTCTAGTTTTCAATTCAATGTTGAATAATTGAGAAACGGCCTGACGCATTTCCCTTCCTCTATCTCCAGCTAATATATTCGGCCTCAACCAATCCAATGTCCCATATCCTGGGACATCCTCGCCTCTTTCCGGAAGAAGATTCAAAACATTTTCCGCCGTGTTGATAGCGTTGGGAACACCCGTCTTTTCAAGCTGTGTCGAATACTTGTTGACCTGTTTATCCAGGAACTGCTCTTTCAGTCGCTGTTGCGCTTCCTGGGCAACTCCGGTGTTCCTTAATTTCTCCTGGTTATCAAACTGAACTTTAAGAAGAGCAGCGGCGTGATCGTCCCCCAGCTCTCCGGTCTTGTATCCAAACTGTTTTTCCAAAGCTCTTACCTTAATAATGTCCTGAGCTGCCTTGTTCGCTTGGTCTTGAAGATCGGCTTTTCTTTTTATATTTGTCTGAACGAAATTGTCCACCATTGTCGGATCAAGTCCGGCGTAGGCTCCCGGCGTGGCTCCGCCAAGTTGTTCCAATTTCGCCAGCTGTTCCCCCTGCCGTCTCAGCTCAGCTCTGTTCTGGAGAGTCTTTCCAATGACGTTTCCAGCCTCTTGAATTCCCATAGCCAACGGATTCTGGCCCTGAACAGCGATAATCTGCTCCAGGGGAATATTCTTTTTTTGAACCTGAATCTGCCTGGTGCCAAGCCGATTCTTTGATAGTTCGATAGCCATTATGCGTCCCATCCTTTCTGGGGGTCCCAGATAACTTTTCCTGTGTTTGTGACCCATCTATTTCCATCGGCCCGAACAGTTCCAGACTGAAGCAGGGCGTTCCATTCCGGCGTTATTGAGCTGGCCCAAACACTCCCCTGTCTGAGAGAAGCATCAACCATTTTGTGGTAATTCTTTAGAATAGGAAGCGTGTATTCATCGTATGTCGCCTGATCTATTTGTCCGCTGTCGAGAGCATTTTTTATTTCTCCGAGCTGTCCTCTCTGCTCCTGTAAAGAACCGGCCGTGGCTGCGATAGCGTTTCCGTTTTCAGTGTGTCCGGCGCCCCCGCCAAGAGCACTGACGATTTTGTTGGCTCCAGCAACCTGGGCGCCAATTAACGGAAGAGATCCGCCGACCTTGGCAAGGCTTTTATTGATCCCCTGGTTGGCCAGCGCTTTTCTTGTTTCTTCGTAAGCCGCTAATCCTCCGGCGGCTCCCCCAGCAACTCCGGCGGCTGTTCCCAATCCTATTCCGCTTCCCGCTGTTCCGGCACCAGCAGCACCAGTTCCCGTGGCCCCGGCCGTACCAGCTGCCCCAGCTGTTCCGGCTGCGCCCGCTGCCCCAGCAGCTCCTACCCCAGCAGAAGCTCCCTTCCCTAATAGATAAGGAAGAGACCCACCTGCTATAGACCCACCCGCTCCAATCAAGGCTCCGTAAAGATTATTTCGGTTCTGATCTTTTCCAAGTTTTTCTGCCAGCGATCTTTCTGAAGCAGAGTTAGCATCCGCTCTGGCTTGTTCAAGGCCGGTGCTGCGAAGGTTAGATGAGGAATCCAAGGCGTCTTGTTCAGCTTGCAACCTTGCTGATAAGGCGGCCGTGTCAAAGTCACGCAGGTAGTTTTCGTTGGAAAGCGCTATCTCTTTTAAAGCCTGAGCCGACTTGTTGGCTACTTCACTTGGCGAAGTCAGAAGGCCACGAGCGTTCAAATCCTCCAGCATGGCCGGGTTCTGTTGTTCAAAGAATCTCTGCCCGTAATCGTTTAGAGAACTCGACAGCTGATCTCTGGTGTTTAAGATGTCAGCTGAAGCTCCCTTCCCATATTGGCGACGAGCCTTCTCTTCATAAGAAGCCAGGTCGCTGAAGTTATAGTTTGATGGAAGCGTCGAGTTTGGAATGGAGTAGTTGAAGGCCGGATTAGTTCCGGTCATGGCATAAACAAGCCCATCGTTTTTCTTCTTCGTCGGTGTGGAGTAGTCGTAAGCCATAAGTAAATTTCCTTTTTAAGATACAGCGTAGTAGGGGATGACTCTTTCTACGCCATCCACCATAAATTTTAAATACCCCGTCGGCGTTGCGGGCAGAGCCGTAGCTCCTCCCGCTGCTCCAACAGTCGTCTGCGTCGGGCATCCGTTCAGTGTCGGCTGACCCTGGATGAGAGGGATCACCAGAACTTGTCTTGTTGTTGATGTATCAGGCATCGAGGCCTAAGACCTTTGCTAAGAATATTTCAACTTCCGTGGCCTTACTCTTCAGCTTTGACCATTCTTTGTTGAGATCGCCTTCTCTGTTTTCGACCTGGATAGAATTAAACTCATCCATCTCTTTGTCGTTGTAACAGATGTATTCCTTGTCCGTGTTCTCAGACTGAAGCTTTACAACTGCCGCAAAGTTTTTCTGCTCGTCTCCGGCGAGACTGTTTTTCTCTATGACCTTCCCGTCTTTTTTAACAATAACACCAATCATATTTTCTCCTAAATGAGAGGATTGGAACCAACGCCTAGCGCTGAATCTACAAACCCGGTAATATAAATATCTTTTGCTGTTGAACTTGAAGTTTCATTAATTAGCCCATTGACAGAAGAAACATTGCTAACCATAAAAGAAGCCGTCCCTGGTGTGTTGCTTAGCCTCATATATCTTATGTTTGTACCACCCTGCGCCCTAGCGTCAAAATTAGCACCGGAAGAAGTGGCATTTGTTGTCCAAGTAACGATGGGAACATTGGCTGGAATTTGAGCCGCCCCTGTACCAGCTGCGTATGTATAGGTCAAGGTTGTCGCTCCAGCAGAGGTAGCAACTCTTATTCCAGATCCATTCTGTGAATTTCCTATGCAAGTATTTTTAAAACTTGTTCTATGACCTGCCATATCGAATCCAACAATGTCTGTCGTAGAACTGGCCTCATCACCATTCTTAATCAGACCAAGATAAACCCATCCATTTGTTCCTAAATTAGTATTGAGGGTAGAAAAACTCGCTTGAACGGGAAGCGTTGTTGTTCCAACCAAAACAAAATTAGATGTATTGATTAGACTTTTAACAGCATAAATCGCATACCATGTGTTGGCCGTCTCAGACAGTCCGGTATAAAGACCGCTTTCCTCTGTTCCAGAAGTGAACTCCGCAGTCGCTGTAATATCGAATCTCCGATATTTTGTAGTAACTCCCGTGTTCTCTGTGACAGATCGGTAATTTCCGTCCGGGAAAACTATCTTCGTCTGATTTGCTGTCCCTGTGTTTTCTGAAACATCAACTGTTGATGTAGAAACAAATGTCAATTGTGGCCTTTTATAATTTGCGTAGGCATCAACGTATTGCTTAGTCGCCACAGCCAAAGCCGTTGTCGGATCTGCGTCCATGATCAGCTTAGCCAATGTGCTGGTTCCAGCTTCTATTCCAGTGAACGCATTGTAAAGTGTGTCGAAATCCGTATTGACCTCAGACGAGGCAATCGTTGTGCTGGGAGAAAATGTAAAAGACTTAGATAAATTTAATGCCATATGTTTTCCTTATACGGATGAATTAACTACCCTTCCCGGCTTATCCGTTCCAAGCCGAGACGAAATACCCTGAATCGTGAATCCCTGCGAAGCAGAGTTGTTTCTAAATTTCATGCTTATGTTTTTACCGTGTCCCTTAGTCCACAGTCGTTTTATGATGGATGTCTGGCCACCCCAGGAATCAACATCCCAAACAGCAACATCCCAGAGTGAAGAAGAACCTGTCAAAGAAATGCTTCCTGATTTTTGATCGGGGGAGAAATCAAATCCGTATGTTATTGAAAGACTCCCCGTTGTTTCTGATAAGACAGCGACATCAATAAAATAAGGATGAATTATCCCTGATAGAGACGAAAGACGAAGCCAGGGTGTTTGCCAGTAAGCATCAATCGCATTTGGGGATGCTTCTGAAGCGTCCGTGTAGGTATTCGACCTATCCTGTTCATACATCTTTCCGTTATAGTGGCCAGTGAAAAGCCTTCTGTTTTGGACGAGGCAGGCTGTGTTCGCTTTGAACCCCGTGGGATTGTAAAGCCATGCTTTTCTTTTGCAGTCCCAGATGATGCAAATGTCGTTTGTCGTATTGGACCCGCTGGACGCCATCCAATGAATCTGCTCCAGAGCCGGGTAATAAATTCCATGAAGATTCGCCAGCCTGGTGGAGCTGAGATTGTCCCAGAGGTCGTCCACAAATGGCGGATATTCGGAAAACGTTTTCCCATCTGAGGTTGACATCATCCTCTTAGATGGGTTGATGAAAAATATCTCACCGTTCACATAAGCAAACGCTTTCCTTCCGCAGGCCCCAACCGAAGTTTGAATCGTATAAACAGGGAATGGCGCTGTCGTGAGTGGCATGAGATGAGTTGATGAGTTCTTAAATAGGATCGCCATATCGGAGTTGATAGGAACCCCAAACAAAAGTTCCTCTCCGTCATCTTTTCTGACTTGCTGGCTACCAGACCCAGCCCCTGTCCAATCTTCTGGATTGGCTAGAACGCACCACTGAATAAGGCTTGGGCTTGCCGATGTGGATATTGCGAACACTCGATTATTGGCAACGAAAGCTGTTCTGGCTGATGGCGGAGTTCCACCAAGGGCAGCGGCGTTCCCGCTTCCGGAGTATTTGAAGGGTGCGTCCGGCGCACCCCCAAACCAGATTTGTAGATTGTTATATATGACCGGAGTCCAGAAATTGTTCTGCCCGGAAGTTATGGTCAAGGCCCCTGTTGCGTCCGCCATAGTTCCTGTGAGATTCGCAGACGTGAAAAACTTTGTTCCGGCCACGGCATTCAGGAACTCTGTTCCAGAATTAAATTCTATGTACCCCATCCCCACAATCGGCGTAGAGGCGCCTACCATGGCAGATGAATTAAACTCCGTGTTCCCAAATCTCTTCTTAAATCCCTTGTCGAACAGAGTGATGTTCTGGAGATCGATGGCCTGATTAGACTGGACCAAAAATTCAGGCTCAAAAGAATTTCTTCCGCCTGAGAAATCAATCAATTCTAATGTGTTGGCTCTCGTTCCCATTATGAAATATCCGGTCCAAAGTTAGATGGCAATGACCACTTAAGTCCTGAGTTCCAATTCCCGTCTACGGGCTGCATAACCCGGTGTCGTCCAAGATCATGAGAAAGATTTAGCGTCATGTCTGAGATTCTTTTTTCTCCGACCTTAAGTTCCAATTCTGCTCTGTCATCATCAAGGCCCTGGAATCCATAAAACGCAGCCACGTTTACTATCGCATCGTGCCAAGGTGATGGAATCAATGGGATGTCTCCATCTGCTGACAAATCAGAAAGAACCTTTATCCCACGAACCATGATGTTCATGGCCGAGTCTGGAGACGGCATAAGAGAGAACTGCGGGTTTCCTGACGAATCCGGAGAACTCATCGTGTAATAGTACGGCGTCCCAGCTGAGTAATATAAAGGAAGGAAGAAGTCTGTCCCAATCGGACTCTGAGAAAGAAGTCGAATAGGAGAAACCAGTTGCTTCATATCCAATATCTGGATCAGGGGCGTCGTTGTCGTGTACAACAATTTCCTGATTGTGTAAGCAGCAGCTGAGTTTGCGGATATGGAAGCCGGGGAAATTGTTAATGCCGATGTCCCAGCCGTGTGCGCTGTTATTTTGTACCAATCATTGGATGAAGCAAACTGGATGTACTGACCAGTCTTTGAATCAGCGATTGTTCCGCTCGTGGTTACTGAAGTTCCGGCAGCCGCTACCGTGGCTGTTCCGGTTGTGTAATCTGGGATTGTTTGAACTATTTCCTCCGCCAACATGAATGGCCAAAGACGCTTCCCACAAATATATTGGATGGCCATATTTATCCAACGTTTTAATTTTGTGGCATCAGCTGAAACAGTCTGATCGTAAGCGTTCAGCCTGTCTTGTAATTCCTGTTGAAGAGTGAGAAATGTCACTTCTTTATTTCCTGGTAGTTCAAGGCAGAACTTGTCGATGTCGCAACGTCCATGGACGTAAGCCAAACGCAGACATCTTCTCGCAAGGGGAGGAAGATTGACTGAGTGAGCGTTTGCGTTGAAATGACGATGGGACGAATGGCGCTGGAAAGAGACGTGCTTGTGCAATTCCCGAGAAACCCGCCGAAGGCAGTCAGCGTTCCAGTGGACTGCATACTCAGGAAAATCCCCATCCTTCCGGATGTTTGCGTCGAAGGAACTTTCGTAAGGGTCGTGGTTGATATGTAGGCCGTTCCGGGAGTTCCGTAATCAAAGATGGGCGACTCGTTTACCAACGGCGCTCCGGCATTCGACAAAGAGACAAAACCAACAAAGATAAGAGCAGAAAAAAATAACTTGTTCATAACTTCTCCTTTAAATAAAAAGACCGACAAAATTTTTACATTCTGTCGGCCTCTAACAACCGATTAAAACCCCAGCAGCCTGTTTAGAGCTTTTGCAGGAGAGTAATGAACTCCCCGCTGGGTTTTAAAACTAAGCCTGTGCGACTTCCTTCTTATGCTTCTTTGTGATATGGAAGCGCATCGAATTTTTCCAATACGATCCTTCCGCTTGATACGTGCATCCTGGTTCTTCGCATTTGTGCCATTCCGGTTCAGGAGCAGGCGCTGTCATATGAGATGGTGGAAGAACCATCTTTACGGACTTCTCCTGAAACTCTTCCGGGATAGGAATCACGACAACATCTTCAGGCTCCAGATTGATTCCGTCTGATTTGTTGGGAGCCAAGGGAAGGGCCATGTCTTCGATCTTCTCTTTCAGCCGGACATCCTTAGCAACGTGCGTGCGAACAAACTCGCAAAGTTCTTTCCATTTTTCGACTACCGGATTAACGGTCCAATCAACCATGTAGAAATAATAATCCTCTTCCACGATTGGATCGTACTTCCTGACGGCTCCGGTTAAAAAGTCTTTGTCCGGTGGGATCTTTGTAATCTTCTCTGTTTTCCCAAGCCATTCTTTCCAGTGTCGAGGGAATCCATCCGCTCGGCACAACTCAAAACCTTCAAGGAATCGTTTCGGAAGTCCATCGAAAGCGATTACCTTATCAGGCATTCCCATTAATCTGAAGCATTGTCTAGACATTTAAGGCCTCCATGTTGTGTACATTAGATACTTCTAAAATTCTATTAACCCTATGATCAATCGTATGCTTAGACATCACTTCTTCAAATCCTGCCTGAGCAATCTTTTCTCTCTCTGAATCGTGAGACAAATAGTATTTGGCTTTATCGACGGCTTCGTCCAGCGATCTGTAAATAGCACAGTGCTTTCCGTCTTCAAACAACTCTTCCATGTACGGAACATAATCTGTGAGAAGGAATCCGCCCGCCCCCATCACTTCAAAGCAACGCATGTTTAAGTCTTCCTTCATGGCTATGTTCAAACAAATCTTTGACTTCGTGTAGATCCGAGCGGCGTCTTGGAATTTCCTCTGGCCGAAAAAGAAGTTTGGAATTTCCTTGAACATACGGTCCAGGAAATCAATTCTGTTCGGCGAGTTCACATGTCCGACAAATGAGATGTCGTAATCCTTGCTGGCAAACGAGAAAGGAATCGGCGTTCCCGTTGTGATGTCGTGGTAGGCTTGCGGTTCAAAAGCGTGGGGGAGCCATTCAGCTTTGACTCCAGCTTTATTGAAATCTATCACGGCCTGCTTCTGAGCGCAAAACACGTGGTCAAACTTCTTCGACTTCTCCAGCCTGTAATCAAATCCCAGGTGCGTATCTGATGCCCAGTAGACATTCGGCTTTGGAGCGTCAATCAGCTTGTAGGGGATAATAGAAGCAAGTCCATCTTCTCCCCAGTCAATATCGAGAGTGAGATCGTATTTTCCAAATAAATTCATATCTTCTTTCGGGGCCAAATGATCGACTTCCAACAGCCCCTTCTCCTGTCTTCGCTTCAAAGCAGCCAAGACATAGATAGGGTTTCCATCATTTCTGAATCCAGTTTCTGGGAAGATGTCGTACAAAATCGCTATTCTCAATTTACCCTCTCGTAACACCCAACAAAAGAAACTCCGTTGTTGGATGATTCAGATTTAATTTCTTTAAGTCCGCAGGCTTCCATTAAACTTTTCAATGACTCTTTTGAGAATCCATGTAGGTGTTCTGGATTCAAGGGAATTCCGTTCGTTACCTTCTCGTCCGGGACAGCGACAATCAGCTTTCCACCGGGTCGAATAACTTTCTTCCACGAGTTGATAGTGGAAACAGAGTCAAGGCAGTGTTCAAGGATGTGTCTGGAGATTATTACGTCCTGAGAATTATCTTCAAACGGAAGAGGGTCGCTGACATCGGCCACAATGTCAGCAACAGAAATCTGTCCATGCAGATGAGGGATAACTTCTCCCTTGGGAACACGATCAACCCCAACGGCTCTTTCAATTGTTTTCTTCGGCCCGCATCCAAGTTCGACAACTCTCTGATCGCCATTAACCATAGAGCGAACCAAATCACCCTCTAAATCTCTCGTATCGAATTGGCTCTTTTCATAACGAAGTCCGGAAATTGATTCCCACCATTTTCTGAAACCATGCTTCTGAATTAGAAATTTGTTTGTTCTATCCGTCATCTCCTGTGAGTTCCATCCGCCTGAAGTTGTGTGATCGCCTTTGACTCTGGTTCCTGTTTTAAATCCGTGGTGAATTATAAATGCGGTTGGATCAACAACCAAATTATGCCCGGCCTTACGAAGACGAATGGAAAGATCGAAGTCGTCTCCGCCAGGAAGAGTGGTGTCAATTCCGCCAACTTCTTCAAGATGTGAACGCCTAACCATGACAGTGAAGAAAATAAGATAGGAAGATTCGGTGGCTATTTGTGGGCAGGCTGGATGATAAATGCTTTGCATCCCAGCAGCACAGGTGGTAACGGGGCCAACCGCGGCAACGTTGTCATCCTGAAAACGCATCAAAAGTCTCTGGTAGAAAGTGATGGATGTGGGCGGAAGAAATGTGTCGTCGTTCTGGAAGACAACAAACGGTGAACTCGTTTCTTTTAGTCCGGCCTGGAGTCCGCCCTCCCATCCCAAGTTCTGTCCTGGATTTAAAATCTTTATGGATGGATGGTTTCCAAAAATCCTTTCAATGTCTTGCTTTCCGTTGTTGACAATAATGAGATCGGCCATGCTGTCGAGGATGCCGGTCTTTATAATGGAAATAACACAGGGGTTGAGGAAATCTTCGTTGTTCCAGGTCGGAATTATGATGGAAATTGGTTTTGTCATTCGCCAAGTACCGTCAGTGCGTTGTACTTCGTAAACTCACCATATCTTTTTGTGTTTTCACTGTCCACGCTATTTCGATATTTTTCAACAAATTCCTCTGTGATAACTTGCGGATGACCGAGATGTCCGATATTAAATGTCGTGTCCATGAACACTCGGCCACCGGCCTTGCGAACCTTGTAGCAAAACAAGATGTCTTCACCGGTTCCCTCAGAACACATGAAGTAGGGCGGGTTGATCTTCTTTAATATGCTCGTTTTAACAAGCGCCGCACCGAACCCGCAGGCGTCAACCTCGACGAGCTTGTTCTTGGGATAGTTCATCACCACATTATTAATGAAATACTCTGACCTGTTGACCGCATCGTATCCTTCCACCGAAGCATACATGACAGGCTTATACGGTTCGTTCCTGGTGAAGGCCAGAGGACAAACCACATCGGCAACATCCTTGTGCCGATACAGTTTCTGGAACAGATCATCCGGGCAGATCATGTCGTCGTCCACAAAGAAGATATAGTCCATGTTGTGTTCCAACGCTTTCTTCGCCGCCTCTTCCCTGGCCGCTGGAGTAAAGATCCGGCCAATGTTAATGAACCAGAACTCGACCAAATCGTCTCCGTATTTGATGTGTCTGGCGTGTTTTTCAAAATAGGCTGAAGCAATATCGTCTTTCTTCTCTGGCGCCATCTCATCGAGAAGAGTCATAAATTTGTTGAACGTGGACCGTTCTGTCTGCATGTTCCCCATCTGCATAAAGTTCATAAGCCTGTTTCCATAGGCTTCAACCTGGGTGTAACCCATATTAGGGATGGCTATTAAAACCTTGACTGGTTTCACCGTATAATCCTTAACCAAACAAGAATCATTTCAAACAAAGAAATCTTAACGGGCTGGCTCATCCGATGGCCAGCGTGCCTGGACAGGGAAACTTGTGAGTCCGTCACAAGTCCCCCGTCCACAGCACATCTGTCCACTTCTAAAAGTTCTCCGAAGGGTCGCCATAAGAAGCGTGTCGGAATGAAAATCCCGGTTGCTTTTATGTAAGCCGTAACGTATTCCTTCAGAGAGTAATTCATTTACATCCCGTGAACGAACCCACTCACCCAGGCCAAAGCCGAGATGGTTTGGGTCGAACCGTTGACAAGGTACTTGTTCAGGACGGTGGTCATGGCCGCATCCGTTAAGGACGAGAACCAAGTTCCAGCAACAGCTCCTGGTTTAAGAACGTCGCCCGCGGTCACGGTGATGCTGGTTCCCACGTTAGAAATAACGATGGAGGCCGCATAGCCGTACACGGTCGCTTTACCAAAACCGTTAATGGGAACGTCTTTAGCAACGATCCCAAAAAAGTTTTTGATGTCAGCGGCAGTCGATTGAACAGCAGAAATACCATCGAAAGAAGCGGCGGTCGTAACGAGACGAACACCGTATCCAGTCGTGATAGATCCACCACCGTCAACTGCTTTGAACGCAACCCGGATTGATTCCGGATCTGTTCGGTTAATCTGTTGAATATCCATTTAAAACTCCTTATCGCTGTAGCTTGGCCCGAAGGCTCCAGCCCCTGGCGTATTTATTCAATTATTGCGTGAAGTCGAAATGCGGCTCCGTCTTCTGCTGGATAAAACGTAAACGTTCCACCAGAAAAAGTTGAAGCAATTCCGACAGATGTTTGGGTTGTCGGGTTGGCGTTGTGATCGGTCCATTTAGTTGCAATGGCTCCAATTCCACTGGCCCAAGTGTCTCCGTCGGCTACCGTTGAAAAAGTAGCAATAACAAGAGTCCCGTTCCCAAGTCCAACTCTTTGCACAGAAGTAGGCGTAATAGCTGCCATAATTAGCCTCCTTTAGGCTGCGTTTGAGTTAGATCGACCAAGTTTCCGGCGGGTGCAGGTCGTGAGAGCGGCCGCAAAAAGAATCTGGCCAACTTTCGCATCCTGGTTCGCAGGCTTCATGAATCCGGTGAAGATGAAGTCAGTGTCGCTGTTGACATAGAACTTCAACGCATCAGAATGAAGCGCATAGATAACTCCGCTGGTCGCCTGAACGCTCCACATCCAAGGAATTTCCTTGAACAGAAGTTTGGTCAAGCCGATGTCAGCTTTGTTGGTCGTGTAACGATATTGGGAAACGAGCGTCCCTTCGTAGGCTTCGACAGAGGTCTGATCAGAGATCAAGACTTCAGCGGGGCCGGTCGGTTGACGTTTCGAGATCGTGTTGCACAGGTTCGTGAGCTGGGTCCGGCCAACGCCAGAAGCCCAAGATCCACCCGTCACAACCGCTGATTGGAACCAACCATTGGTCGTGCCGTTGACTTGTCCTTCCGTTCCGGAGTTCAAGACGATGTTCGGCAAAGACCGAAGATCATCATTTCCCGGATTGGCTTTGAACACATCAATTTCGAGCTGATCTTTAAGCGAGTTTTCAGCTTCGTCACGTTTTTCCTGAAGCGCATCTTCAATCGCCCATTCGCCTTTGGTCGCAATACGTTCTGTGAATCCATCGATAGCGACGGTCCAGTAGTATTGTTTCCACGGCCATTGGTCACGAGTCAGGTTATCTTGCGGGGTAACGTCCATTTGTCCGTAACGGCTGTAAGATCCACCCGACGTGGATTTTCCATAATGAAGACCATGAGACAAGCTGGCTCCGCCACGTTTGCGATCTTTGGCAGTCGAGTACAGCCATCCCAGGGCGGTGTTGTCATTAAAGATGTTCTCTTTAATGCCAGGGATCATGTTGGTCATAGCAAGCGTCAATGTTTCATCAACGTTGCCTGGACCGTAAGTTAAGAGATTTGGTGCGGTCATTTTATTGCTCCTTATTATTAGTCAGCAGAAACCTTGATCCCTCGTCTTGCCATCTGCAACGCTTCGTGAGCATTCTTTGGTCTTTTTTCTGTCGTTGTCAAAACCTCTCCACCAGAGTTAGATGGGGGAATCGTTCCGTTCCTGGATTTCTCCTGCAATCGTCCAAGACCAGCTTTTCTTCCCTCTTCAAAAATAGCGTCATGGAAGGCTTTCGCAGCCTTGTACCCATTGGCTAGTTTTTCCTGTGGTGTTCTTCCGGAAGCCATTTCGATGCTAGCCCGCAGAAGCGAGTACTCTTCGTTTCCGACTTTTCCAATGATCTTGTTGTTGAGAGCGTCGAAGTCAGGACGCAACTTCACGCCCTTATCATCAACCGCTTCAGCAAACGCATCCGTCACCTTACTGAGTTCTGCCTGTTGAAGTTTCTGTTCCATGGATTTGAATTTTTCTTGAAGCTCAGTTAAAACCGGATCTCCCTGCTTAGGGGATTCCCCGGTCTGTTCCTGGGTCTTTTTGACGTAATCATTCCATTGCTTAACAAACGCTTCTTCGTTGGCAATCATCTCGTACTGGGACGCCTTCTCACGATACGCTGCAACTTCTTTTTCAACTTGGGACTTCACGGTTTCGCTTAACTTTCCGGTTTTTGTCCGGTAGTCTGTCAGCATGCTGTTGTACAGCTGCCGCTCTTTTGGAGTCAGTGTTTTCGGATCTATACCTTTGAAAATATCTTGATCCTGGGATTCGGGTGTCCCTCCTGAGACTTGTCCGTCCGCTGTGCCGGTTCCATTGTCAACGGCAGCGGGTTCCACTGAAGGATTGTCCGCTCCGACTGGTGCTGGATTGTCAGCTGTTAATTCCATTATTTTCTCCTCTTCTGCAATGATTTTGAAAGCAATTTGTTCTGCCGATCAATCTCATCTTCTGGCTGGTCAGCCCATTCGGGGCTATCTTTTTGATCCATCTCATCTTCCATATCATACAAATCAGGCCCATATTTCATCCGAGCCTTTAAATAAACACCAGCCTCTGTTTTCAGAAGAGTCTTCAATAAATCTTTTCTTTTCAAATCTGTTGACATATTAAGCGTGTCTCCGGTTCTCATTGACGATCCGAAGATATTCCTGGCGCCGACGATCTCGGCCCATTTCCTTTACTTTCTTCAAAGCCATCTGGACTTCGTGTCTGCTATCAACTGCTTTTCGTTCCTGGTTCTTATAAATTGAAACGGGGGCGCCGTGAACCCTGTCTCCGGCTTCCATGATTCCTTTGCTTCTTAAATACTCAGCCTTCTGCCCCTTGGAAAGAAAAACTATCGGCTTATCCGTTACTGGATCGTTAGCCAGGTTCTCTTCCGGCTTCCCGTCCCAGTAAACGTCAGGAACACCGCCCCCAGAATAAACCTTTAACTCTATCGGCTTCACCACAAACTTGTTTGGAGCTACACACTCTGTACAGAAACTTTTCCAGCATCCATCAACAAACTTCGTCACGGAGAGGATGACTTTTTCCTCATCCATAAACTTGTCGCATTTGGCGCAGTTGTTTCTGTACGTTTCGCTCACGGCATAACTCCTGGGGCCTTGGGAGGGTTCGGATTGATCGCTGCTTGCTCTGGCGAGAGAACGATCCCGGCCTTGGCCGCCATCTGCATCTTGCCCATAGGTGGAAGGTCACGGAAAGAGATGCTTTCGCTCGGTGGCGAGTTCGGATCTTTGAGCGCATCCAGCTTGACCTTCTCAATCTCCAGTTGCGTATCAACCTTGATCTGCTCAGACTGGGCGATCCGCTTCTGGGCTTCGGCTTGCGTCTTCTGGTCTTCGACCGATTGCTGATTCTTCTTTTCCTGAGCCGCTATGGCTTTTTCTGAAACCTCAGCCGCATACGCCTCACGCAATCCCTTTATGTCGTACTCTTCCAGGATTTCCTGGATCAACTCGTGCATGAACGGAGAAAGAACGTTTCCGCTGGCCACCGCTTGACCAACCGTGTTCAAAACCATTTCCAAAATCTGAGTTTTGTGCTGACGATCTAAGGGCAACGTCGATCCGGCCTTAATATCAACATCGTATTCGCCCTTGATCTCATCTGTCGTAAATTTAACTTCCCCCGTCTGTGGATCGAAGTTTTTGCCCAGGGCTTCAATGATTTTGTCCGGCAAATCGCCTGTGATCTTAATCACCTGCTCCAAATCAAAATTCGCTTCCAGGTTCATCTTCATCTGTCGAGCAATGTTTTCCAAATGCGTCTCCAGACGATCTATCTTTCTACCCTGACGGCCTTTTGTTCCCTGTTCCATCAACTGGAGTTCGCCAATTGTTCTTGTGTTGGTCTTCGTTACGCCGCCACGAGCAAACTCCGGCTGGCCATTGATGTTTCGCTTGATCGACTGGAGACGGTCCATAATCAGGTAGAAATCAGTAGGAAGTTGACCGAAATCAGCGAACTTGATGTCAGCGCTGTCGCCGGCATAATTAATAATAGCTCCGTCGTCGCCACGTTCGTATTTGTCCAAAGCATTGTCGTCGATCTGACCGTTTTTCACGAAAGCCTGACGGTTCCAGCGCTTGACGTGATTAACTGCACTGCCCATGATCACCATCTCTTCAAGAATCTGCGCTTCCCACGGAGCAATCGCAGACATCGGCCTGGATGAGTTAGGAACCAAGAAATCCCAATACATAAGGAAGGGGAAATCGGTCTGATACTCCGGCCACGGCTTCGGATCTTCGAGATATTTGTCTTTCAGTCCTTCCGCCAGCAAACAAATCTGTTTTTTCCGTTTGTCCCAGACTTCCCAAAGAATCGCCACCTTGATGTCGTCTTTGTAAGCGGTCTTTTTGTAGGCGTCCTTGTCGATGTCGGGATTCGGTACGCCTTCCAGACCTTTTGCCTTCGGGAACATCTCTTTCACGTCTTCCAACGGAAGAATGATCCGCTGGGCCATCCAATAACAGTCTTCCGGAGGACGCTTCGCCGCAATATTCCAGATCACGTCTCGCCAGTTTAAATAGTTCGAGTAGATTGAGTTTTTCTGTGCGTTGTATCCGACCTTGTGCCAGCCGTAACCGATGAGATCCTTGTCCATGATCTCGTGTTCGATCTCTTCTTTCGTCTTCAGCTTGCGCCAGTAATAATTAAGGATGACCTCCCAAAGAGCCGCTCCCTTCGTGGTCCCGGCTTCGGCATTAACAGAGATGTGCGGGTCTCGGTTGTAGGTCGTCGCAATGTCGGCTTGAACGTAAGCGAACACTTCATTAATAGGAGGGATGGGGACTTTTTTGAGCCGGGTATGAAACATAATCCCGTAGTCGCCCTTGTATTCCTTCTCAAATCGGTTGGCGCCGGACTGTTCCGCCCAGTCTTCCAGGGACTTTTTCGCCATTCCAATGCGCTCGTGCCACAAAGACACTTCTTTGGCGGTTGTCATCTTCTCTGGTTTTTCTTCTGCGTAAAGTTTATCGGTCATAATCAAAAAATCCTTGGTAAGGCCGTGAATTTCGCTTCGCCTGCTCCACACACCAGTCCCAGGTCCACTCTTTCGTCGTGTCCACGGACTGGCTGACGCCGGGATTTAATAAAGGAAGAACCATCGAAAGCGAGTCAATCAAATCGTCATGTCTTCCCTTGGGAAATGTCTGAAGTTCATTCTCCAGATCCTTCCCCTTCATCCACGCTGCGTGAAAAATTGTTCCGTTCCGGTAAAACGGTTCCAACGTTTTGATCCGGTCGGTCTTGGACCGCTCCGGCCCTGTGCGAATCTCTTCTATCGAGAAGTAGATTTTCCTTTTGCGCATCTCTTCTTCGCACGCAAGTTTGAGCGTTTTCTGGAATCCGTTGGTTTCCATCCCCAGAGTATGCGGTTTCCATCGGCTCTGCATATCGAATATGTTTTTGACGACATCGGATGGCCGCCATTGGCCTTTGATGTAATCCAAAACGTATAACTTCCATTCTTTATCCATCCCGACGACGGTGATGGCCGTCGAGTCCGCTGTCCTTGCTTCTGAGATAGCCAGGTCCACCGCCATTCCAACATAAAGTCCCTCCGGGCGCTGATTCCAGTACTTGAACATCTCTGGTTTGAAGAGCTGGTTCTCCGTCGAGAATGGCTCGTTCAAATAGTTCGCTGAATATTCGTCCAAAGGCATCGACGCTTTCAAATGCTCAATGTAATCCATACAAGTCGGATCGTTCGTCGAAGTCCAACTTTTCCGGATTGGGTCGTACTTCTGAGCGAATTTCTTCGGGAAGATTAGTTTCCCGTTTTCCACGACCTTTTTGATCATCACATCGTAGTACTTCATCTCTTTTTCAAAAATCTCGCCGAAACAATCGTCCAAACTCCACCGGGTCCCGATCTCAATCAGAAGACCGCCCTTCGGCTCCAGCAAGTTAATCATCGACCGCCGGAATTTCTTCACCTTGTTCCGTTGGTCCGGTGTGTTTGAGTTCTGGAGTCCCATTAAGTCGTCCAAAATAATCAAATCGTAGTGGCCGCCTGTGGTTTCCGCTTCCACGCCTGTCGTCATGATCGTCGGTTCCTTCAAAGGCTTCGTCCGCTGTTTGACGATAATCTCATCGGCGTTCCACCGGGCAGAAACAAAGTCGCCGAACAAATACTTCAGCTGGCTCGTCTCCAACTGCGCCTTGATTTCCGTCAGAAAATCACGGGCAATGTCCCAAACTCCGTTGCCAATCAGAATCCGGATGTTTGGATTCTTGATAATCTGCTGGATCGAAAACGCAATCGTGCAAAACGTCGATTTCAAATGGTTCCGGGGAATTATCAACGCCTTCTTTCGAGCCGGACGAATCAAAAACCGCTCGATGTCGTCATGCACAACGTCCCAGTCCGGGTAATTCAAAAATTGGGTGCAGAGAAAAAACAGGGATTTCCGGAGAGCTTGCCGAATTTCCTCTGCTTTTGGACTGTCAACTTTTACCTGCATGTTTCTCCATAAAAAAAAGACGCTTCCAACGATTTTCCGTCGGAAACGTCTCTGGGTTTCAGATAACGTACCTGCTGATCAGCTGTTTTTTATTTCAGCCGACTTGAAAAAGGACGAAGGTTCCGAAATTCTGCGGTTTCACTTTCTGGTGGATCTCGATGAAGACGGGCCTTCCCGCTTCCCATTTGATGATCGTGTCGCCGTAGAATTCTTCGTGTTGCATCTTGGCCTGAAAATCTTTTAAATCCATAACTGGTGCGAAAAGACCGTTCTTTTGTTCGCTCATAGGGGGGCTCTTTCTGAGAAGCAGTTGGGTTGTGGGGGATATAATATCATAGCCCACCCCCTGGGGTTTTATTTTCTGGAAATCCAAAAGCATTCTTTAAGTTTTTTTCTCGTTGACTATCAACCATTTGCAAGTGATCGCAATCCCATGTGCGGTGCTTGGCCCTTAGTATGGCCATAGTCAAGGCATGGTCAACCTCACGCTTTCTTGCCCATCTCATAGCGTTCTCTAGGCGTAAATTGACTGACATTCAATCCTTTCCTTGTTTGGATACATAAGATTTATTATCGGAAGCAATTTCTGAAACGTGTTGATCCTCTAGCGAAAACGTGTCCTTTGTTTGAATTGAATCGGTGGGGATTTCCTCGGCCTCGATAATATTCTGCCTGTCTGCTACCTTGGAAAGCAATTGAGAATCAACCTGAATTGTTATGTTCGTGCTGGACTGATTCCTTTGGTCGGCATATTTCTGCGGCAAGAGAGCTTTGAGCTGAAAAATCCGCTCGATTACTGACTTCGGATTTAAAGCATTAAGGCGTGAAACACCCTCAAGTTCGTCGGCGTATTCCCTTTCGAGTTGATCGTAAATTTTTCTGAATTGCTCATCCTGCTGATAATGTTTGTTGATCGTATGATGAGAGATTCCCAATTCCTTGGCCGTTGCATAAAGCCTTAATCCATTGGCCTTCAATCTCTCAAAGAAAATAACTTTCATGTTTGCGTCAAATGCTGCGGGAAAGGCTTTTGATTCTAGAAAACCTGTGGCGGGGTCTATAACGTGATTTGGGGCGTAGTGTAAATCCTGAGCCATATTCACCTACCTATAATATAGGAACACCAGTAAAGTCTAACCCAAGTTAAAGTTAAAGTCAACAGCTTATTTCACGAATTATTTTTCCGCTTTTCCATTTTCCCATTGAAATTTTTGTTGACACGATTAGACTTATATTGATACCATGAAATGGTATTAGATTAATCACATAGGAGAAAAACATGAGATACTTAAAAATCAGATTAGCGGTTGTGTTCACGGTGCTTGGTTTGTACTTCGCTTTCCAAGCTGGTTCTTATTCGAGAGAAGCGGAAGTGATGGATTTGAGATGCCACATTATCTCAGCGAATGACTACATTGAAGAATTACAAGACGAGGTAAAATAACATGAAAACTAAAACACAACACACCCCGACGCCGTGGACATTAGCAGAAGATGGGCGAACGGTTGAAACCGGAGATGGATGCATAGTATCTGGAATTGTTGCATCTCGAATGTTTCAACCAAATATGGATTTTATGCTTCTTGCCGTCAACAATCACGAAGCGCAAAGAGTGGCATTGATTAGAAACGAAATTATTCTTAGACGCCTAATAGAAGAAACCGAAGAGGGAAAAAGCGGACATCTCGCAAAGGCCATAGAAATATCCCTAACTGAAACACGAAAAGCAATCTCACAAGCTGAAGGGGGGAAATAATTATGGAAACACTTACGAGCTTTCTAAGAAGCGTAAAAGTTGGAGACGCTTATATAATGACTTGGCACAAATATGGTGCCCCTAAGTTAGTGGGAAAAATTCGCAAGGTTCAAAAAGTTATGAGCAAAGGGATAGTTTTCGAATCCGAAACTTCCCCTCTTGGTTCATTTTTAACATTCCAGAGAGCGGGAGATTACTACCCCAAACCTAATGGGTTCCAGGTTTGGCAAGACGGTGAACCATTGATGGCTTATGAGCGGGTGCAATCATGAACATCCAACCCATAGACTTTGACTACTTCAAAACGGCTTACTTCATCTACACGACGTTAGCCGTCATCGTCGCTTGCTTTATCGCTGTATTTGTTCAGAAAGAAAATAATGAGGAGGAAAATTAAAATGAATACATTCAAAATAACATTCTCAGACGGTGACACAATCACAACGGGATTTAATGGATCTTTGCTCGACGCCGAAAAATACTACGTCGGTCAATGGTTAAATCTTGGCGGGGTTATTGATCCCACTGAGGACAGTATGGTCAAAGGGATTAAAGTTGAGGTTATCCAATGAAAACCATATGCGCTTGGTGCCAAAAACTTCTGAGAGGTTCACCGGATGATAAAATCACAAGTCACACGATTTGTGAAAAGTGTGAGAAAAAAGAAAATGAAAAATTGGAGAAGCTACCATGAGAAAATTAATTCTAATTCCGTTTCTCTTCCTTGTTGGCTGTAATTCCAAGGGACTTGAAAAACTCTTACATCAAGGCGGGGATGATTTAGTCATTCAAGACACTTGGAAAAGCCCTTATCAAGTCTCCGCTGATGCTCCAATGGTCTCCGTCCCCGTCGTTGTCTCTGGTCAATCCAACGCAAGAAACGAGAAGATCTGGGAGACACTTAACAATCTGACAGAGCAATATCTACGGGTTCACTTGTGCGTTGTGAACATTGCCTCAAGTAACACAAATAGTTTCCAATGGAAGCAAAGCCCACTTGTTGATTTTCTTGCTCTCGCCGTAGCTTCTCATCATCCGAAATACGTTTTGATTATCCAAGGTGAGGGGGACGGCTACACAACGCCCCAGGAATACTTCAATAACTACGCTTCCATCTTCTCCCAGGCGGGGATCGGATCATCGAACCCCACCCCTTTCATGGCTCTTTGTTCCTATTATGGGGGCGGGAACTATCAGCGGGAATCAGTGAGGCAGGGCCAAAGGATCATATTTCAAAGCGGGCTTGCTAAGCAAGGGCCGGATGTCGATCAGTACCGCCCAGCGATGGCGGGGGATAACGGATTGCATTTTGACGATCAGGGCGCATACTACATTGGTCGGGATTGGTTCGACGTGTTGGCGCCGAGTCTCATCAACGAACGGGGGGCAATATGAAAGAGACAAAAACAGAATGTGCATGGTGTGGCGTACACATGAGGGGAAATCCTGAAGCCGAAAGGGTGACTCACTCGATTTGTTCCGTATGCGAAGCAGTTGAGAATCGGAAAATTGATGCCACACTGATTTCAGACGGTTCACACAAACTCTGTTTAAACTGTGGCCATGCCTTTGAAAGGGCCGAAAACGCTCAATATTGCCGTCCTGAGTGCGAAATGGGCCACTTAAGGTAATTCGTCTATCTTCACGTCCGGGACGCCTCTAAACGCATCCAGGGCCTCCCAGTCCACATCCTGGAGCATATCAGCCCACAAATAGTAGGCCATCCGGTGCGTTTCGTTCAGCGCCCAGAAATCCGCATCCAGGTCCATCGGTTCACGGCAGTCCTCCATACATCCTCCTTTTTCGTATAACCAAGCCATACTTCAAAATCGGTAGTTAACTTGAGATTTTCTGCGTTCCATCCAATCATTGTAAAAATTCTTCTGGTTGAAAAGGTCATTATAATCGTTTAAACTTATTTCACCTTTCACTGCCTTGTAGGAAGGAAAAAAGGCAAAAGAATCAATATATTAATATTTACTACTACACACACATATATATAAATATTAGTGAAATATGTACTAAATAGGAGCCAAAACAGTTGATATTCAATCATTTGATTATTTCACACTTATTTCACAAATGATGGTGAAAGAAGTGAAAGAAGTTGGTGAAAGAAGTGAAATAAGGTGAAAGAAGTGTGAAAGAAGTTTGTGGGCCGATTTACGGGTGAATTTCCGAGTACTCTACGCACACATTTCCTGTCGTTCCGGTCTCTGTTTTTTCAATTCTCTTCATTCCTATCAGTGTCTCGATGTGTCTGCTAAATTGAAAAGATGGTATTTTTGAACTCTTCAAAACCTTCCAATGTGGCGCCCCATGTCCATCCTTTGAAAACCTCCTAATGTATTCCATTATTTTATTCCAATCGCTTTCGTCCCTGCTCATGGAAATTTTGTTTTCCAGAAGATAAATTGCATCTTTTATGGATTGCTGGCAAAGAGTTATGGCCTGGTCTATGTCTTGTTCGTTCATTGTGTCAACGCTTCCCCGCAGAACGGCGTGGATCATGGCCAGCTTATGAACGTCGGCATTTCGGCGTTGGCAGTAGGCCCCCATCATGGAATGCCCGGACTCCCGTCCCGTCTTTTTAAGAAAATCATTAAACCACTGGGTGTAAATATCGACGGCTTTTGGTTCATAGGTGAACGTCCGGTCAAGTCCGTCCTTGTTAATAATATCGCTGAGGATGTTGGCGAAATAGAGTTCCTTTGTCTCATCTATTGGGTCAGTAAAAGGGCGATAATTATCTTCTGAGTCCTCCCTAACAATAAACCACCGGACCAGAAATCCTCCCGTCAAAAGAGATTGGGTGATGACAGAATTAAAAAGATCATAGGAGGAAACGGCATAGGCATTAATGAATGGCTCTCGGATGGTGTAGCTTTTCTTGTTCCCCTTGTGATTAGTTCCGATGCTTTTATAAATCATAGAAGGCTGATCGTAGGCATCAATCAGAAGTCCCGGAATATCATTGGCGTAGCTGAGGCGGAACCAGTTAACAAGATTGCAAAATTCGGAGCTGAGAATTATTCCGGATGGTTTTTCCTGAAGCCGTTCAAAAAAGTTTTCGCTTGATCCTCCTACGGGAAGAAGATGATCGAACCCCCCAAGATTAGCCTGGGAAAGAATTCTTCGTCCGATAGAGAGGGCTGACGACTTGGCCATGGTAGAAGAGGGAGCCAAAATGAGGCACCAGAGATTGGGGCCAATGGGCGGGCCGTTTTGAGTAAAAATTGGGCGCCTTCCGATACATTGAGCAAGCATAGAATAGGCCATCATCCGGTGAAACTTTTTTGGAGAAGCCGAAAGTTTAGAGGCGTACTCTACATATTCATCTATAAAGTTTTGCATAGAACTCCTTTACCAGGAACAGATATTTAAGAAGATGGCAGAAGCGAACATAATTATCAACATCCCTTATCTTCGGAATTTCTATGTCGATGATTTCAATGATCCTTTGTACATTTCTTCCGGGCATATCGGGTATGCACTGGATAACTTTTTTGTATTGATCTTTAAGGAATCCTGTGCGATTTGATCCCATTTCAGACCAGTGAGATATTTCGACTCTGTGTTTTTTTAGATAGGAAAAAGGATCTTCTTTTGAAAATTGAAAAAGTCCCTCGTTCCAAATTATTTCCTTCAGTTTAAGCTGGTCAATATTCTTATTTCCGTCGAGAAAATCACTAACGTCTTTAACGGTCGGATTCCAAACCAGAACTGTTTTCCCACGCTTTAAAAGAGAGGGAACAATTTTTTCAAGATAAATATTTCCAGCCTCGTCCTGGTCAGGAATAAAAACAATGAACTCCTGAGGAATTTTATCAGCCAAATGGTCCGACCAGTGACCGGCTCCACCGTTTGTGGTCGTGGATAAAATGGCCAGCGTCATTAATCGGTCCGCATCCTTCTCTCCTTCAACCCAGAACAAAACTTCATCCTTATATAAGTTAAGTTCATAAAGATGGTACGGAATGCGCTCAACGCCGTCCATGTTGTACCCGCCAACTTTATTTTGTGTAAAGCCTTTCGGCTCATATCTAACCACCTCAAACACCGGAGTCCCGTCTTCGCTCTGATAGGTGTATTTGGCGACAACTTTTCTAGGCGTGTTTTCTTTTTCTGGGGATTTTTCTTTGGTCTTAACAGGAACGAGGCGGGATGGGTCGGCAACGGCTTTAACGAAATCATAATAGTTTCCCTTCCCGCATCCGGCATGGCATATCCACTGGGAGGTTAAAACATTTACAGAAAATGAAGCCCGGCTATCTTCATGAAAAGGACAACATCCGGTGGCTTCCTTTCCGCTCAACCTAAGATTAGGAATATGTAGGCGGAAAATATCTTTCCAATCAGAAGGGATGTCTCTCATTAATTTCTCCTATAAGAATCCCCCCAGAGGCCATGAACACCCGGCAGGGAAATACTTGGCGTAGGGGGATAAAATAGAATGGGTGGGCGCCGGAGTTCATGCAACGACTCTATAACAAGGGGTGAATATTTGTCAACAAATATCTTGACACCAATAACAAGTAGGAGTATCCTTACCGTATCATGAAACAAAAACAACCTATCCAATCCTCATCTCCGACGGTGGACATGCTCCCCCCGGAGCTTTTTAAAAGAGCCTGCAAAAATAAAAAATGCGGGATTATTTTTCTGACCTATTTGCCGGGGAAATTTTATCACGAAAACATATGCTACAAAAGAGCAAAGACATCCCGGCAGTACTACCGGATAAAAGAAAGGCTGAAGAAATTAAAAAATGCTGAACAATAAAAAATACACGGCGCAGTACAAAGTGGAGCTTGTCGAAAAAGACAACGCTCATCATTATAAGAAAGACGGAATGGACATTTGGTATCCCGGCGTCACGACCATTCAGCAAGCCTTTCCGAAGCAACTGTATTTAGTTCCCTGGGGGGCCAAGCTCACAGCGCAAAAGCTAGAGCCATATCTAAACATAAGTGGACGAGAGGGCCTATTATGTGAAGACGCGGACTCCCTTATCCGTGAGGCCAAAGCAGAACACAAGCGCGTAAAAGAAGAAGCCGGAAGCCTGGGGAGCTTATTTCACGAGATGGCGGATTCCTATATAAAAGGAAACGACACGAAGATCATTCCTAAAGAGCTTGAAATTGCCTGGAAGAGTTTCAAGCTATGGATCAAAGAGATGAGTCCCAACTTTATCATGGGAGACACAAAGGTTCTGCACACAGGATTTGGATACGGAGGAAGCTTCGATGCGATTATTGAAGAGGATGGCGAGCCCATTATTATAGATTTTAAAACGAGCAATCGCATCCATATAGATTATGCCGCACAAATTTCTGCTTACGGGGCAGCTTTCTGTAAAACTTATGGAATAAATGA